CCCACAAGCCACAGGCGGCACTGTCTATCAATACAGCCAACGTGATGGCGTTCAAGAGCTTGCGGGTAAGTGGTACACCAAGCATGTGCTTGGCCCTGTGTTTACAGATGGCGAAACAACAGCGGCAGAGCAAGAGGCTGCATACAAGGCGACCAAGGACGCTGAACAAGCTAAGTCTGTTCGTGCTTCCCGCGACACCAAGCTGTCAGAGACTGATTGGCGCTATCGCCGTGACCAGACAACGACACCAGAGTGGGACGCATACTGCCAAGCACTGCGTGATTTACCAGCACAAGAAGGATTTCCGTGGACAATTACTTGGCCTGTTGCACCATGAATCAAATAGACGCAACAGATGCCAAGTTAGCAACGCATGAGGAAATTTGCCAGATGCGTTATGAGGCTATCCAGAAATCATTTGAGTCCGGCAGCAAGCGCATGAGTCGCATTGAATACATCCTGTATGCGTTGATTGCTGTGACGCTGCTTGGCCCAGGCTTTGCCGCTGAGATGCTTAAGAAAATGCTTATGTAATCATGGATGCTCTGCCGCCACCACCACCAGCGGCAGAATCACCTGTATTTGAGTGTGTGAAATGGTCATGGTCATCTGATAGGCTCTTGGTCTGGTGCTTAAAATGGCGGGAAAAAGGTAAACCCGAAAAAATAGCAGAGGCCACAAATGATTGATCCGATTACCGCGCTGGCGGGTATCCAGTCAGCTATTTCGTTAGTCAAGAAGGCGGCAAAGGTTGCCAACGATCTTGGCAGCTTGGCTCCGATGATTGGAAAATTGTTCGATGCCAAAAGCGTAGCGACCAAGGCTATGCTGGAGGCAAAACGATCAAAAAACAAATCGAACATGGGAACGGCTCTACAGATCGAGATGGCTCTGGATCAGGCGCGTGTTTTTGAGGAGGAGCTAAAACTACTCTTTATGCAGACCGGCAAGATTGATGTGTGGCAGAAGATCAAAGCCCGTCAGGCAGAGATGGACAGAGACGATGCCAAGGAAATTAGCGCCTTAAAAGCAGAAGAAAAGAAGGCAAAAGAAAAAGCAGATGAGATGACCGAGATTGCTTTGGTCATAGCAATTATTTGCTTTTTGATGTTCTTTGCCTTTGTTGGCGTAAACGAGCTAATAGACTTTTGCAAAAAAACAAGAGGCTGTATTTAATGTGTTCAGTTTGCTCAAATGGTTTGACGTTGGCAAGGACTGGAAACTCGGCATTGATCGGTTTATTAGGTGCTGCGCTGCTGTGCTTGCAATCAATTGGTTACTAGACCTGCTTTATATCTTGCCAGCCAATGAGTCTAAAAAAATCATTGATTTTCTAGTTTCTAAAAATCCTTTGTAGAAAGCTCAAATATGGACTGGCTAAAACAAATTGCACCCACAATTGCCACGGCAATGGGCGGCCCACTGGCCGGCATGGCAGTGGCTGCAATCAGCAAAGCCATAGGGGTTGACCCTGACAAGGTGGGCGACCTAATCTCTGGCAACAAGTTGTCAGCAGACCAGATTGCCCAAGTCAAGATTGCTGAGATTGAATTGCAAAGGCAAGCGCAGGAGCTTGGCCTTAACTTTGAGAAATTGGAAGTTGAAGACCGTAAGTCTGCACGGGACATGCAGTCAATCACCAAGTCAATCATGCCGCCCCTGCTAGCGGGGGCTGTGACCATTGGGTTTTTCTCCATCATGGTGATGATGTTCTTCAACAAGATTGACAGCGGCAACCCTGCGATCTTGATGATGCTTGGCTCACTTGGCACAGCCTGGACAGGCATCATTGCTTATTATTTTGGGTCAAGTGCCGGATCACAGGCGAAAACCGATTTACTTTCTAAGGCATCAAAATGAAAGAAAACTTTGACGCCGCACTGGCCGCTGTCCTCCACCACGAAGGCGGCTTTGTAAACCATCCGTCAGACCCTGGTGGCATGACCAACCTTGGCGTGACCAAGAAGGTCTGGGAGGAGTGGGTCGGGCATGATGTAGATGAGCAAACCATGCGCGGCCTGACGCCAGAGATTGTTGGCCCGATGTACAAAAAGAAGTATTGGGACAAGGTTTGCGGCGATGACTTGCCGGCTGGTGTGGACTATTGCGTCTTTGATGCAGCGGTCAACAGCGGCCCAGGTCGGGCAGCAAAGTGGCTGCAATCGTGCGTAGGGGTTGATGCTGATGGCGGCATTGGGCCAAAGACTTTGCAGGCTGTGGCTGCATTTGAGGGCGATCTGGTTGATGACTACAGCAAGCGCAGGCTGTCATTCCTGATGGACTTGCCTCACTGGCCGACATTCGGCAAGGGCTGGGGGCGCAGGGTTGCCGAGGTGGGCAAAGTAGGCGCGGACATGGCATAAGTGAAATAATCATGCTATGGCCAACAAGCAGCAACAACTAGAAGTCCCAGCAATCCCCAGCTTAGGGTTTGCGCCAGAGGCGTATGAGCGCAGGTATGTGTCTGAAGTCAATGGCGCATTGAACGGTTACTTTAGAAAGCTCATCAGCACGCTGGCAGCGCTATTCGGCATCAGGGGTGGCAAGTTCTTGAACAACCCCCACGGGGCTTTTCACGACTCAACCGACCAGGTGGCGGCAAGCACTACTGTTGCGACTGCCGTGACATTTGATGCGACAGACATTTCTAACGGGGTCACGCTGTCAAATAGCTCAAGGCTCAATGTTGCAGACTCTGGTATTTTTAACATTCAGTTTTCGATTCAACTTAAAAACACCACAAACGACAGCCACGATGTGGACATCTGGTTTCGCAAGAATGGCACAAACGTAGACAACTCAAACAGCCGGTATCACCCACCCGCAAGAAAAAGCACAGGCGACCCAAGCCACATGATTGCGGCCTTGAATTTCTTTATTGAATTGGATGCAGGTGACTATGTTGAAATCGTGTACAAAGTTGACAATGTGAATGTGACCCTAGAGCATTTTGCGGCCAGTTCTACCCCGACACGGCCAGCAGTCCCATCAGCCATTGCCACTGTGTCTTTTGTCTCAAACCTACCGACAATCTGATTATGTTTATACCCATCAAACTACCTCCAGGCGTCTACCGCAACGGGACTGAATACCAATCCGCTGGCCGGTGGCACGATGCCAACCTTGTGCGCTGGTACGAAAAAACTATCCGGCCTGTTAACGGATGGAGGGCGAAGTCGGCGTCTACTGTGACCGGCGCTTGCAGGGCAATCATCACCTGGCGCGATGACGATAGTGATTCGTACATTGGCCTTGGCACTCACTCCAAGCTGTTTGTCATGGATGTTTTGGGCGTCTTAAAAGATGTTACCCCCACTGGATTTACAACTGGCTTTATTGACTCCACATCCACCACCGGCTACGGCAAAAACCTTTATGGCAGTTTTGCCTACGGCGTGCCACGGCCCGACACAGGAACGGCCAATGTGGCCACGACTTGGAGCCTTGACACTTGGGGTGAATACTTGGTGGGTTGCTCAGACTTTGATGGCAAGATTTACGAGTGGACTTTGGGTTTTGTAACGCCGACACTGGCGGCTGTAATCACCAACGCACCCACCGGCAACAAGGCTATTCTTGTGACCGCCGAGCGTTTCCTGTTTGCCCTTGGCGCCGGTGGAAACCCTCGCAAAGTCCAGTGGTGTGACCAAGAAGACAATACCCTCTGGACTCCGGCAACAGACAACCAGGCCGGTGACTATGAACTGACCACCTCTGGCAGCCTGATGGCCGGCAAGCGGGTCAAGGGCATCAACCTGCTGTTTACAGATGTTGATGTGCATACAGCGCAATATGTGGGTGCGCCATTTGTCTACGGCTTTGAGAAGGCCGGCTCTGGGTGCGGCTTGATTTCTGCCCAAGCTGTGGCGGCCATTGATACAGCAGCCATCTGGATGTCTAAGAGTGGCTTTTGGATTTATGACGGCTATGCCAAACCATTGCCTTGCGATGTCAGTGATTTTGTTTTTAACAATATCAACCTTGACCAACGGGCAAAGGTGCATGCCGTGCATAACAGCAAGTTTGGCGAGATTTGGTGGTTCTACCCAAGCAACGCTGGCATTGAGAACGACTCTTATGTGACCTACAACTACCGCGAAGGCCACTGGGCCATCGGCACATTGGCAAGGTTAGCAGGCACTGACGCTGGAGTTTTCACGCTGCCCCTGATGGTTGATGATGGCGGTGAGGTTTACGAGCATGAGGTGGGTTTTGACTACGATGGCGCGACACTCTTTGCTGAGTCTGGGCCGATACAGATTGGCAATGGCGACAATGTGATGAGTATCCGCGAGGTGATACCGGACGAGCAGACCTTGGGTGAGGCGACAGTGTCGTTCAAGACCAGGCTCTACCCAACAGGTACGGAGTCCACATTTGGGCCATTTACGGCCGCCAACCCGACTTCTGTCAGGTTTTCTGGCCGGCAGGTCAACATGGTGGTGACGGGTGCGGTGCTGGCAGATTGGCGCATCGGGGTGATGCGGCTGGATGCGGTGGCCAGCGGCAAGAGATGAGCGACCAAGAGCATTTGGAGAGGCTGCGCCAGCATGTTGAGGCTGCTTTAGAATACGCTGGAGGAACACATAATTTTGACGATGTTGCTGAGATGGTTCGGGATAACAGGCTGCAACTGTGGCCGGCCCAAAACTCAGTGGTATTGACAGAGATCATTGTCTATCCGCGACTCAAGAATTTGCATTACTTCTTGGCTGGTGGCGACCTAGATGAACTCTCAAGGATGCGAACAATGGTCGAATCCTGGGGCAAGTCAATAGGCTGCACCAGAGTGACTTTGGCAGGCCGCAAGGGCTGGGCAAAGACATTTTTAAAAGACGAGGGCTACAGCCCACAATGGTCTGTAATGGCAAAGGAGTTGTGACATGGCGACAATGGAAGAGTTATATCAGCAGTACCTATTGACCCAGCCTGGTATCGGCGGCTCACAAAATCGATACAGAGACTTGATCTCTCAGATGCGGCCATTTGCCAACCCTTACCCTGGCTCAACTGGTTTGCTTGCTGGCGCGACTCGTACTCCAGCAGTGCCAAAAGTGCCGACCAAGACCAACCCTATGGGGACTTACATTACTGATGGCGGCCGTGGTGGATCAGGCATTGACATGACAACACCATTTGACAGCATGACCGATGCTGAGAAGGCTTACTTTAATGCAAATAACCTTGCATTTAGAGGCCCAACGCAATTTGGCCAAACCATTTTTGAGAATACATTGCTTGGTAGAGCGCAAGCCCTTTTTGACCCAGATGGGACAAGCAGGCGAGGTTTAATCAATATGGGTGTTGACCCACAGGCTTATCAGGCTGCAAAAGAGACTTTCCGGCAAAGCGAAATTAACGCCATGAATCAAGCGGCAGCGCAAGCGGCTGAAAATGCTGCAGCAGAAGCAGCAATCGGAAGCTACGGCGGCGGTTCTTTTGCTGAACAACAAGCAATAAACGATGCTATTGCAGCGCAATCGGCGGCATCAGAAGCGGCAGTGGGAAGTTATGGCGGCGGCTCTTTTGCTGAGCAAGACGCAATAAATGCTGCTATCGCAGCCAGAGAAGCAGACCGAGCCAGGGCGGTTCCTGGTCTTCTTGCTCAATTTGCAGAGCAAATTCAGGCCCAACAAGCCGCCCAGCAAGCGGCTGACAATGCAGCGGCAGAAGGTGCAATCGGAAGTTATGGCGGCGGCTCTTTTGCGGAACAGCAGGCCATAAATGATGCTATTGCACAAAGCATTTCAGACCAGAATCTTGCGGGAGACGCCGGCGGTTTTGGTGGCTACAGTGATGGCGGCAGCAGCACCAGCTTTGGTGAAGGCCAGTATGCAAAAGGCGGCAAGGTAATCAAGGCTCATCTCAAAGGCCCAGACCCTAGAGGCCCAGATGAGGGCTATGGCGCACTGCTGGGCGGTGAGTTTGTCATCAAGAAATCAGCGGTCAAAAAGTACGGCGAGGGGCTGCTGTCCATGATCAACGATGGCAAGATTCCTGCCAAAAAAATGAAATCTTTACTCGGATAAGGGGCTAAAAATGTCTAAAGGCGGCAGCACAACTTCATCGACCTCAATCGATCCAGACATCAAGAGCGCGTTTCTCTCAAACATAGCGCAAGCTCAAGGTGTGGCCGGCGCATTGCCGGTTCAGCAGTTTGCAGGCTACAACCCGCTTTATACGGCTGGCGAGGAGCAGCTTGTCAATACCGGCTTGGGCGGCCCAGGCATTAGCAGCACCGACTACGCCGCAAAGATGGCCGCACTCAGTGGCACATACCAGCCGGCCGAGTTGCAGGCATCCCAAGCCAACCTCGGCATGAGTGGCCCTGGCTCAATTGCCAGCTACATGAATCCGTACACCAGCTTGGTACGCCAGAACGCTCTGGATGACTTGGAATCTTCAAGACGCATGGCCATCCAGCAGACGGGTGAGCGTGCCACACAAGCCCGTGCGTTTGGTGGTTCGCGCCAAGGTGTTGCAGAGGCTTTGACCAACCAAGGGTTTGCCAAGCAGGCCGCCAATCTTGGAACTCAGCTTAACGAGTCGGCATTT